GAAAGTTTCGCTTGCGGCCCCGATGGTGTTAAGCGTCGCCGCAGTCAACACCTGCCCGCTAGTTGTTCCTGCTGTCCACTGTGTAGCCATAATGTTTCTCCTTTACCCGAGACGGTCTATATCTAGTTTGTCTGTATCCAAAATAAAACTGTGATTATCAACCCAATCACCAAAGAATAGCGACACATCAGTATTTTCTGGGGTCACGTTAATTGTTCGGCCCTTAATTACACAAGTAACGGTTTGTGCTGAAGCGCCCGAACCTGTCCAAGTAATAGTTGTTTTCTGCCATAACCCTTTTTGGATGCTTAAAAGATTACGCCAAAAACTTTCGGCCGAATTATCAGCTTTTTGTTTAACAAGTTTTGCTGAGGTCGCTAACTGAACAACAGTGAATTTTGGTGTGCTGTACCGGTTAGTTAACCGTTGAGCAACACTTTGAGCAAAAGTGTTATCGCTTACACCTGTATTATTAAAAGAGACTGTTCTTTGACCATATGTTGATGCGTTAGTTGAAGTGCTTGTAAAAGTTGCAAATTGACCACCGACGGTAGCAACATTGATGAGAGTGTCAATATTAAAACCTTGCTCAAAATTGTTTGCACTAAACGGCAATTTTGTGCCAGTAACAGAACCTTCAGGGGCAAATTCAAAGTCAACACTGTTGTCCGCGTTCCGAGTCGTGTCGTAGGGCATTGCATTGACTCGATATCTTGCAACCGCGCCGTAGGGTGCTTGGACTGCCTCTTCAATAATTGTCGCGTAACAAACATCGTTTGCCGTAGGAATAATGTTAATTTGCCAGCCGTCAGCATAAACAGAACTTCCCGTAGGATTTGAAATATTGTCAAAAGTGGTTGAACTGTTGACATAATCAACAAGCCCAACAGAGTTAGGTTTACCGAGTAAAGGATAAATTGAAGTGTCGGCAAGGGTCGTTTTAATGTTGGTACTCAACCAAGTGATATAAGGTCTCGAAATTCCACTAACACCTTTGAGATCTTGTAACGGACTTTTGCCGCCAACGGTTAAACCATCCTGTGCTGTCAAAGTAACCGTAGAAAAAATGCCGTCATCTTGCAATTCAAAATTAGTAATAATGCCATCAAAAACATCTGTTGAAGTAGAACCTGCACCGATGTCAGTTAGTGCGTTAATAAACACGCCTTGTGCGAACCAGTCGGTGCTTGAGTAAGTACCACCGCCACCGGGTGTTAAAGCCCCGTCTTTATTAAGAAGGGTGATGACGCAAATGCCACGGCCCATCACATTGACATCAACAGATTGTCGAATACTCATTGACAAGACGCGAGAAGTGAAATCGGTCGGTGCGGCGACCGTTCCAATGTCTATCTTCCAAGTCGTGTTGATTGCCATTACATCAACGCCTGATCTGTGAAGTAGTTGTCATTGGGATTGAGCCATTGTCACGGACCCAAGTTTGTAAGGCTCTGACGATACTGTTGGGGTCGCCACCGTTTACATTGACCGTAATGTTGGCACCGCCACCCATCGCGTGGTTCGGAGTGATGTTTCCAGACGACGACGGCGTGAACAACTCAGGCCCGCGCTCACCCACAAGGTAACTTGAGCCACCGGCGACCGGACCCCCGTTTTCCCGTCTGCCAGCGACTATGCCAACACCAAAACCAAGGTCAACACTGTAACCATCTTTAATACCTTTGAGGTACCCAGCAGCTGCTATTAGATCGCCACTGTCAACAAAGATCTTGAGTTTGTTTTGTTCACCAAATGTGAGGTCCAACTCTGTCGCAAGAATTGCTAAACGGTCAATGACGTCTTTCTGTGCAGCGTTAAAATTACGAACCTGTTCAGCAGTTCCACCAAACGCCTCAACGCCTGCAATAAAAACTTTGTCCAATGATTCCTCAAGAAGGTCAAACGCCTCTCGAATGTCAAGGGTGCCAAGTAACGTTTGCCAGTCGGTAGTTAACGTAGTGACAACTTCTTCTTGATCGTCAAGTGCCCCATTAATACCTTCAATGGCGTCAATTCGACTTCGGGAATAACTGGTGTACTTGTCCATTTCGGCATTAACGCCAGCAATTTTTTCTTCAAGCAACCCTGATCGACCGTCACCACGAGCAAAGAACCCACCTGTAGAAAGATGCAACAAAGGATCAGGAATAAGGCCCACTGTGTCACTAATTTTTTCAGCAATTTCTAAAATATCAACTAAAATTGGAACAAGAAATTTGCCGACCTCTAAAGTAACAGCCTCAAATTTGTCTTTAAGATCGTCTACTGCGTCGCGGTAATCCTTAGCGTTTTTTAAATCTTCTTCGCTAATAACTTTTGAACCCGAAACACTATCAAGAGACTTTCGGAGATCGTCCGCGCCACCTTCAATAAGTTCGGCCATCCCTTGCCAGCCCTTGCCGAGAAGTTGCGCCGCGACCGTTGCCTTTTCGGCTGGGTCCTTAATGTCCTTGATTCGTTGAATCGTGTTAAGAAATGTTTCGTTGACGTCTAACGAACCGTCGTTAAGATACACGAGGTCTACGCCAAGGTTTCGCACTTTGTCAGGGTCAGCACCGATTGTTTTGTTGAGTCGTCCGATAGCGCCCTCAAGGGCGTCAACTGGGACACCAATGTCCCCAGCGGCTTCTATGTAACGTGACGCGTCTTCAACGGCAAGACCTGTAGCGTCACCAAATTTTCCTGCTGCTATCGCGAGGTCTTGGAACTGTCCAATTGCTTCAATAGCAAACTTACCGATTGCGGCACCAGCTGCTATAGCAAATGTTGCGGCGTTGGCTTTGACGGCATCAAAAGCAACTTTGGAGCCAGCCTTAAACTTGCCCATGCCACCTTCAGCGTTAGCGACAGCGGTTTTAAAATCACCAAAGGCTTTTTGAGCGTCCCTGATCCCTTTGTCTTGTAGGTCAGTAATGATTGGGATACGGATAGCCATTACAAGACCAACGCTTTCGTCAACTCGTTAATTTGAGCCATAACCTCATCCACAGAAACTTTCATTTCTGCTTCAACTTTACCGGCATTGTTTTCATAGGCACGCCACATCACTCGAGGCTTATTACCCCAACCGTTCAAAGCATCGGCAAGACGATTCGGATTAGTGCCAGCAAACTCCACAATGGAAGCAGCAGCGTCTCTGTTAACAATCGTCAGAACAGCATCGTTTTTTTTTGACAAAGACGTCTTAACAGAAATACCTCGCACAGCTGCGCTTTGAACATACGGAAACAAACCTCTACCACCAGGTGCCCAAGTGCGACTAATACCAGACGGCCATGCCCCATTTTTTTTAGTTGAGTCGCCATACGGATACAACTGTTTTGCCTCATCAACGACAGGCTTTAAAATCTTTTTAGCGTCCTTAAAAAACTGCTTTTGAACCTCGGGTTTAACTTTCTTGAGGGCTTTTAAGGTGGACTCAAGCCCCTGAATCTGCATTGACATAGTTCACCTCTCCTTAAGAATCTTGGCGACTGTCGAGAGGTCGTCTGAATCAAAGTCTATACCAGGTGGCCACCAGCCTGTTATGACCAACAGCTGGGCTAGAGAGTAGCGGTGTGATCCGCTTTCGTAGGGTTTGCGGACGCAGTACTCACAATCTCAATCTCTACAAGCTTGTTAACGAAAGAGTCAAACTCCACCGGAATAGATTGTCCGTGTTCGGTTTGGATTTTGGCTGTGTACCACGCCATGAAAGCCATGTCCTCCATGCCGAAATTGTCGGCGAGGTCTGACGTTTTCATTTTGAACTTGCGTTCCCAAGCAACAAGTGTTGCAAGGGTGGTCGTGATTGTCGCAGGTCCGTAACCGATGTCGAATCGGATTGTAAGTTTCATGTCGGGTCCTTTGTTTAGGTTTGGTTAGATCAGGCTTCAGACCAGGCGAACGTGCCACCCATAAAAGTCACCGAGCAAGTCGTGAGGGCCCCGAGCGTATAGGCGACAGGTAGCGAAGGTAAGTAACTTCCGGTCAGGGTGCCTAGGGGGTTCGTGGCGCTGACAGCGGCCGACGATCCTTTAATGGTGATCGTGGTGATGACAGTGCCAACGAGCGACTTCAAAGTTGCGTAGGTTTCTGAAGCGGCAGTTGACCAGTACAGGTCAAGCGTCAAAGTGTTGTTTTGCAAACCAGCGACATAAGCAACAGCAGTTGAGCCAAAAGCATTTGCTTGCAACTCTTGGATTGTCTGCGTCAAGGTTGCGGCGGTGCACTGATCAGAGATATCAACGGCGCCAATGGAGATGACCGGATTGGATAGGTATGTGGAAGTAGCCATGACGGATCAGTCTTTCTTTGAAGTTGGTGCGTCGGGCTTGTTGGTCAATTTAGCACCCTTCGATGGGTGAGTGTCGGAACGCTGAATGAAGCCACCTTCAAGCAGCCAATCAATGTCGTCAGACGGTCCAGCAACAAACGCTGTGCCGATTTCGCCGACTCGAATACTTGTAATTACATATCTGTCCATTATGAATCCTGTGCTTGTAGTGGGATGAGAAGTTCGTATCCGGCATAGTCAGCGCCACCAACAGAAACAACTTTTGGTG